CATCATCTAATTAATATCTCACAATGCCAACAACAACTTCACTCACCACAACCTACGCAGGAGAACTGGCTGGTGAGATTCTCAAGCCTGCGCTGGTAGGTTTTGAAACCGCAAAGTACATCACCGTAAAGCCGAATGTACCTTACAAAACAGTAGTTCGCACTATCAATGACAGCGTTTCATTCGCTGCGGGTACTTGCGACTTCACTCCGACCGGAACTATCACTCTCGCAGAGCGTATTCTTACCCTCGAAGAGTTCCAAGTTCAGCGTCAAATCTGTAAAAAAGACTTCTTCACCGATTGGTCTACAAAAGACGTAATGAGCGGAGCAGTTAACGCAGAAATTCAGGCCGCTATTCTTGAGCGTCTGACTTCCGGTATCGCTGCCAACATGGAAAACAACGTCATTTGGACAGGCGCAAACGGTGACACAGGAGAGTTCGACGGATTCTACACACTCATTGACGCTGACGCGAACAATGACGTAAACTTCGTTGCTTCTCCGGTGGCTCTGACTTCTTCAAATATCATTGCCAAAATTGACGCGCTGATCGCAGCAATGCCAGTAGCAGTTAAGGCAAGTGTGGAGAAGCCACAAATCTACATGAACCATGCTACATGGGAACTCTTCATGCAGGCTCAGATCGCTGCGGGTAACGGTTGGTACGCTAACCTCGGCCCTGCGATGACTGGCCTGAAGTACATGGGTCTTTATGATATCGCTGTTTGTCCGGGTCTCCCTGCGAACACTCTTATCATGGCTCAGAAGTCTAACCTGTGGTTCGGTACTTGGTTGGAGTCTGATATGAACAACGTGGCAATTCTTGACATGGCTGATAAAGACTTGTCTCAGAATGTGCGTTACTCTGCAAGATTCTACGCTGGTTGCCAAATCGGTTTCACTTCTGAAATCGCGGCTTACGGCCCAGGCCTGTCTTAATCTAACTGAAAACAACGGGGGCGGGTAAAACTGCCCCCTAATTCAAAAAATAAAATGAGTTGTACACTAACAAGAGGATTTACACTTTCCTGCGGTGGCGAAATGGCTGGCGTGAAGGAAGTGTTTTTTGCTAACTGGGCAGAAGTAGCATCCGGAGTAACCGAGGACGGTACGACCGGAGAGATTGACGCGCTGCCTGAATTTACGCTCTACCGTTACGAGTGTGTAAGAAACTCCGGAAGCTGTGACACTACGATGAATCAAAACGTAGACAACTCTTCCCTGTTCTATTCTCAGGTGGTAACTCTTCGCCTTCCGGTTCTTTCTGCTGCAAAGAAGAAGGAACTTGAGCTTTTGGCAAAGGCTAAACTTGTTGTATTCGTTCGTCAGTATAACGACCAAATCTTGATGGTTGGCCGTACTGATGGTGCGTATGTAACCTCTTTGCTTGCTAACACCGGAAAGGCAAAAGGAGATTTCACCGGATACGAGATCACAATCGAAGCGCAAGAACCTGCTCAACCGTTCGTACTCGAAGCATATACTTCAGTACCGTTTGACAACTTCGTGGACGTAACACTTTCTCCGGATTATACCGTGACTTCGTAAAGTTCATTGCTTATTGAGTTATGATTGAGGCGGCTCTTTGTGGCCGCCTTTTTCACAGGATGATTTATCTATCAACAAATACCGCAAATCAAACCGTTCGACTTTCATTAGACGAAGGAAGGCTGCTGTATTCAACGGCTTTCGATGATTATCTGATAATCCTAACCCGTGAAGAGAACTCTAGCACAGGGGTTGATCTTGCTCAGGTGGCCGATATTGTTAATGAAAACTCACGTATAACCACGCTCACGGTTACAACGGTTGGTTTAACTTTGGCTGGCAGATACCGTTACGAAGTCTATGGACAAAATTCGCCATCGAATACTAACCCTGCTCATACTAGCGTTGTCGGTCTTGTTGAGCGCGGGTATTGTGTACTTACTGATTCGACTGAGTATTTCGATGCTCCGTCTGATACTATAAACGACGATGTGATAAATGGAGAATAAGAACGTCAATAACGCTGTTTCAATCAAACTCGCGGACTATCAGCCTGAGTCAAATAAAGAATCGGTTGATCGTAAGGGTTGGGTGAATAACGGGCCTAAGAATAATTTTCCTATTTACCTGCAAGACCTCGCTCAGTCTTCTCCGGTTCACGGGGCTTTGTGCGTTTCGATCTCCGAAATGATCGCGGGTAAGGGTATCACATCGGCAACCGGACAGGCGAAACTTGACGAACTCAAAGCGGATAAATCTTCGCGCCTTGCGGCATACGATCTTAAACACTTTGGCGGCTTCTTTCTCGAAGTCATTTATACCGTAGACAAAGCTTCAGTCGCTAAAATCAATCATCTGCCTTATGACACTTGCCGCATAGCGGTTGAAGGCGAAGACGAAGAAATCACAGGCGTGTGGTATTCGGCTGATTGGAACAATACACGGAAGAAAAAGAATACTCCGGTCTTCATCCCGAAGTTCAACAGCGCGGAGCAAGCAAGGCAGAATGATGCGCGCCAAGTATATTGGTTCTTCCGTCCGTCCGGCAACGCAGTTTATCCCGTGCCTGATTATTGGTCAGGGGCAAACTACATCGAACTTGACAGGCAAGTAAGTATCTACCACGTCAATAACATAATGAACGGCTTATTCCCGTCGTTCATCGTGAACTTCTTCAATGGCCTAGTAGACGAAGAAACCAAACAGCAGATTATCCGCGATTGGGAGAATAAAATGAGCGGAGCGCGCAATGCGGGCAAGTTCATCATGGGTTTCAACGAAAATGGAACTACACCGCCGCAGATCACTCCTTTTCCGTTATCGGATGCGGACAAACAATATCAGTTTATTTCTGAGGAATGCACGACTAAAGTAATGATCGCGCACCGCGTGACTACTCCTCTCATTTTTGGCGTTCGCTCGCAGTCCGGATTCGGATCGAACAAAGATGAAATGGCTATCGGACTTGAAATCTTCAATAACCAAGTGATTCAGCCATACCAGCGCGCAATCGCTGAGGCGTATGAGAAGATTCTAAACTTCGAGATACCGAATATTACTTGCGAAATCACCCCGAATACTCCGATTAGCTTCGAGCAGCAGCCGCAACCCGCGCCCGTTCAGCAGTCACTTGAAAAAAAAAAGACTGCCCTAGATGAGTTCATTGAACTAGGCGAAGATTCACCGAATGGTTACATTCTGATTGATTCATTTTCCTGCGATGAAGTTGCGGACGATGAAAACGAAACCGAATTGGCGCGAGTTCTTCACCTTGCGTCTACCGGAACGGCTCGCCCAAATGCTTCGAGCGAACAGGACGAAGTAATTAACGACAAGCTTTACATTACTCGTTACCGTTATCGTGGGGAGCGTAAGCCCAATACCCGTGAATTTTGTCGGAAAATGCTGTCGGCTGACAAACTCTACCGCAAAGAGGATATCCTAGCAATGGAAAACCGGGCGGTGAATCCCGGATGGGGACCGGAAGGGGCTGACACTTATTCAATTTGGCTCTACAAAGGCGGTGGATCATGCCACCACTTTTGGCAGAAAGAGGTCTATGTTTCCGCTGAAGGCATGGGAATAGACGTAAAATCCCCAAATGCACAAGGCATCGCAGTACGCAAGGCAGAGGCAGCGGGGTATAAGGTACGCAATGAGGCACTAGTGGCTAAATTGCCCGTTGATATGCCGTATGAGGGTTTTCTTCCAACTAATAAACGATTCAACTAATGGCTGAAGTTTGCATCATATCCGCTAACGTGGTGAAGAAGTACACGCAGATCAATTCTGCTGTGGATGACAATTTCATTTACGCGGCCATGTACGTCGCGCAGGATAAATACCTGACTTCTTATCTCGGTGACTCGCTGATGGAGAAGATCAAAACCGATATTTCCGGAGCAGGAACTAGCGGAAACTACACAACCCTCGTAAACGACTACATCCGCAAGGCCCTTGTGTGGTGGACTATGGTCGAACTCGTTCCGGTGCTTACATACAAATCAGACAACGCATCGCTCGTTCAAAGGACGCTAGAAGACGGCCAGGGAGTAAGTGACGATGTAATGAAGGACATAATGAATAGGGCGAAGAATAACGCAGAGTTCTACTCCGGAAAACTTGCCGA